CCTGCTGAAAAACAGGGACCTGGCCATGTTTGTGCATCACTACAAGTTTGAACTGGCTGACAACTTGACCAACATCACTGGGCACACAGATGTGGACAATGTCACACGCATTGCACAGGCCAACTACTTGAGTGGCATTGATGGCTTTGTCACAAGTCTCAAGCGAGCAGTGTATCACAAAAACAAAATCCTGGCCTGGGAAAACAAACAGCAATAATCACACCTTTTTGCCTGGATGTTATAAATAAAACACCAAGGTAATCTCCGGACCCTTGCTTTATTAGGAATATTATGACAACTGAGATCACGCCTAATGCCCCAGAAGGCACGGCCAATGACACAACCGCAGTTCCAAGTTTTGAATCAATTGCTGCCAAGATGACCGCCATGCGTGAACACACGCTGCGTAATCAACTCAATGCAACAGAACCCACTGCAACAGGAGCAGATGCGTCGGCAGACGAATCCAGCCCTGCAGTGCCACAAGCACTGGAAGATGAAACCGACTATGATCAAGATGTAAGTGCCACTGATGAGGATCACGCCCAGGACAACCCTGTAAGCGACCCAGACGCAGAAACAACAGGTGAAGATCTCATAGACTTTATTGAATTTGCTGAGAGCAATCCCAGTGCCAAGTTCAAGTTTACCAGAAATGGTAAGGAAGTTGTGATCGACGCCAAGAAGGCAGCAGCCATCCTGGGTCAAGGAGGTGCCATACACGAAGAAGCACGCCAGTTAAAAGTGGAGCGAGCCGAGTTTGATGAGTATCTCAAAGAAAGTCGGGAACGCCAAGAAGGTTTAACCCTGGCAATGGAGTTCACAGTCCAGCCGCAACTTCAGAAAGCATATGATGAGATCTTGAAAACCCAAGGTTATCAGACTGTTTTCCAGCAACAACTTGCACAGACGCAAGATGCCGGTGCCCGAGCCCGGATCGAAGCATCAATGAGACAGAATGAAAGTTATATTCAGTCGCAGCAGGCAGTTATTGGACAGATGAAACCAGCAGTTGACGAGTTTCGCAACATACGCCGACAACAAGTAGCGGAAGTATTAGAGCGTAATCGCCGGGCGTTTACAGACAAAGAGTTGAAAAACGAATATGTCTACAACGAACTGCGTGACAAAGTCGCAAAGATATGGCCTGAAGCCCGTGCCGAGATTATCCCAGGTATTCCCAACATTGACCTGATATCATCTGATGAAAACTTGTTGGCCTTGGTGCGTGACGGTTTGAAATACCGCAACGCAAGTAAACCAAAGTCTGCAGGTGCCAGCATAGCACAACTAACACAGCGTAGAGGCAATACCCAGTCTGGACGAAATTCAGAGGGCAGCATCCAAAAACTTCGAGAGCAAGCCAACGCCGGCGATAAAAAAGCCGGAGACAACCTCCTGGTGCAGCGACTACAACAGATACGCGGCTCAAGAGGTGGTAGATAATAGCCTAATATTCAAGGAGAATTAAAATGGCAGAAATTACAACCAGTCAAATTGGTAATGGTACCACAGCATACGGCAGTGATATTGTTGTCAAAGACTTAGACTTAGATGTATCTAATCGTGTAAAAGACGATACCCCCGTGCTCAACATGTGTATGAGCAAGAAACGCAAGGTCAATTCAACATTGCCTTTGTGGACAGACGACCTGTATCGTTTGCCTTCCGCACAAGCCGTGCAAGAAGGTGCCGCAGTTAGCACAGCCAATGCCGAAAGCAACAGCCGCTACAACTTGGGCAACTACACACAGATCTTCCAAACCACAATCGCTGCTTCCGGCACAGCCCGTGCAGTGATGCAAGCAGGTGGCGATCCTCAAGCATATCAAGAAGTCAAGCAATTGATCGAATTGATGTTCGATGTGGAACAACAACTGGTTCGTGCTGACCAAATTGGCACACAGTATGCTGGTCAAGCCGGTACTGCTATCACCAACCCTGGCACAGCCCAGACAGGTGGTCGTCGTATGGGTAGCCTGGCTAGTTTTGCAGGTACACTGAGTTTCAACCCCAGTGGATCAGCAGCAGCCAACATCACCACCAACACCAACAATGCCAGTTCTGACTCAAGTTCTGCCAATGTGGGTAATTTGAACATCAGTTCAAACGGTACACAGTTCTACACTGGCACATTTACAAACCAATTGTTTGCACCTGTGACTTACAAGCAACTTGTGACCACTGCTGAACAACGCTACAATGCAAAAATCCGTACCATGGTTGTTCCAACTTCTTTGCGTACAATGATCTCTGATCAGATTGGTACTAGTAATACCAGTATCAACCGTCGTAATGTTGAGCGTGGCGACACCATCCAGACTTACGAAGGCGACTTCAACTACACATACGAAATCTATGATTCATGGATCATGGACCAGTCAGGTGTAAGCAACAGCATCTACTTCTTGAATGAAGATGTCATGCAGTGGGGAAGTTTGCGTGATCTGGGACCCAACAATGAAGTGTTCAGCAATGCCGACGCAAGTCTTGATCAGTTCTTGATGGAAGGTACCCTGATTGTACGCAACCCAGCAGGCGTTGGTTTGTTGAACAACATTTCAACAACTGGTGCGTCTGTGACAGGTCCTCGTACTGCTACATTTGTGTCACGCACAAATGAAGGCGGCGGCGACTCTTACTAATCACTCACAAAGTATTAGTAATCAAGAAAAGGGCTTCGGCCCTTTTCTCTTGGGAGTTGCTGGCGTATTTGCTGGTATCACTAAATACAACATGAGTGATGATTTCAACAAACCCGAATACCTATCCGATGAGGATCCAGAGAAAAACTACGACTATTTGCGTCAAGATCATGGCGGCACAATCACCAACCACAATGGTGTGGCTGATGCCCTGCTGAAAAATGATGCCTTGTACAACGCAATGAAGGGCGACTGGACCCGCACTGCTTGGTCAGGTTCAAACAACATCAAAACCACCACAGGACGCGAAGATGGCAAGTTCTACATCCGGCGAGAACAAGTCAATGCAGAAGCAGTGGCCGAACGCTGTAGACTGTATCGCGAAGCCAGTGAAGCAGGACATCCTGATCCACTTGCACCTGTCATGCCTGATGGCAAGTTAGGCTACAAATGGATGGATTTGCCCAATGTGGTGTCAATCCGCATCAGTGATCAATACTTTGGTGGCATGCCCTGGGCAGCACTCAAAAATGACCGCACACTCAAAGCACAGTTCTACCGAGTTGTGCAACAAGAATATCCACAATATGTGTGCTATCCTGGCGGTCGGTTGCCTATTCCAATAGATGTGCCTTACCCATCAAAGGTAGGGCAACAAAAGTTCTTTAAGGGACACACACTATGAGTTTCCAAATTTCATCAGCAGATTCACTGGTTGAATTCTTGAAAGATTTCACAGGATCCAGCGACGATGCTGAAATCAAAAAATGTATCTACATGGCTGAGTTGTCAATGCGAAACATTGAACTGCCAGCCCTACGCAGTGATCCCTATGCCCCAGAAAACATTGGCGTAGCAGACAGCCAGGGACGCATACCTATTCCTGCTGACATGAACAAGCCCATCTTGTTTTTCAAACAAGGACAACCAGGCGGCTATGATTCATCACCCACAGGTCCTTGGATTGTGTATGACCGCATTGGCGACAGAGACATCATCACACAGGGCATGATTGCACAATTGTATCTATCACCTGTGAATGTGCCTGCTGTGATCCGCGGCAAGTTTTCAGAAGTGTACAATGAATATCAATTCCTGCCCTGGATTGGCGAAGGTGCTCTAATCAACTTGTATTACTACAAGGCCTGGCCTTTGTTGTTCTCACCGGCTGATGACACTCTGATTTCAACCACAGGCACAGTAAGTGCAATATCTGGTGCTGGTCCCTGGACCGCCACAATAACTTATCCTGCTACCACAACAACCATTGCTGTGGGTAGTTTTTTAACTGCCACAGCAGGCACAGGCAGCATAGGCGGCGGTGCAGGTGTGTATGAAGTGCTCACCGTGCCCAACTCAACCAGTCTAACATTCAGAGCCACTGGCGGCACCACACCCACTGCTGGTACTATTACCAATTTAAAAATTACTGACCAAACAGTGCAAAGCAATGCTGTGTTGCAAACCTGGTCAGAAGGTTATGTGTATGCCAGCCTGCGTGAATACTACATCAAGCGTCACAATCCAGAAGATGCTGGCATTTACGATGCCAAATACAAAGATGCCTGGAACATTGTGTCTGACCAAAACAACCTTGGCAAATGGTCTGGCGGACACACAAGATTGACTTCAGTATGGCAGCCCCGCCAGTATCGCCAATACAACATCAAATAAGGAAGTCAAGATGGCCACAAGCACCACTACATTATACACCACCACTACCAGTAATCTTGCACTCAGCAGCAACAATCTAACCACACTGTATCCTGGTGGCAGCGGTGGCATTACTCCACAACAACCATATGGCAATGCCAATGTTGTGAGCCTGTTGTTGAACAGCACTGATGGTGCCAACACCATTGGCAATATCAACACCACAGCCAATGGTTATATCACCACTGGCAGACTGAGTGTAAACAATCAACTATTGGTAAACGCAACTGGAAACAATGCTGCTGCAGAGGTGCTGGTTGATGGCAACGGCAGTTTCAGTGGTGACTTTGCTGTTGGTGGAAACACAACTCTTCCCAATGCTATTATAGGCACAGGCACGATTAGTGTTTTAGATGTCAATAGTTTTACGCAAACTTCAATAACTCCCAGCAATTTTTTAGGTAATGTTATCACCAGTGAATTTTTTATTGGCAATGGTTATTACCTAACAGGTGTGGGCAATGGTGGCGGCGGTGGCAGCGGCAGCAGTATCAGCAATGGTACCAGCAATGTGTCAGTGGCACCTAATGGCAATGTCACAGTCACCATCAGCGGCGGCCTGGTCACAACTTTTGCCACCACTGGTATCAGTGTTGTGGGCAATGTACGCGGTAGCAATTTAAACACAGGTGGCATTGTTAGTGCCACAGGCAATGTGCTTGGCAGTTATTTCATAGGAAATGGTTCAGCACTCACAGGTATCACAGCCACCACAGTGGGTGTGTTGCCCAGTCTGAGTGTGACAGGCACCACACAAACAGGCAACTTGCTCACAGGTGGTGTGGTCAGTGCCGTAGGCAATATCACAGCCGCCAATTACAACACTTCTGGTTTGATATCTGCTGCTGGTGCTGTATCTGCTGCAGGTAATATTGTTTCTGGACAATTTTTTGTTGGCAATGGTTCAGCACTCACAGGTATTGTGGCCACTGGTGTTGGCACATTGCCCAGTTTAAGTGTGACAGGCAATATTGTCACAGGCAACTTGAACACTGCAGGCCTAGTGAGTACCACTGGTAATATTGCTGGCAATAATTTAAGCCTCATAGGTCTAGCCACTGTGGCGGGCAACCTCACAGTGGGCGGAGTAATAAATCTAAACAACATAAACACTGCCGGCAGTATAGAAGCCAACTATCTGCAATCAAACACTGCTGTACTTGCAGGCACATATATGTCAGCAGCAGGCAATATAACCGGCAATCTTTTCTTTGCCAATTCCGTCACATCCACTGGCAATGTATCTGGTTCCAACCTGGTTGCCAGTGCCAATGTGGTTGCATCTGGTGATTTAAGTAGTTTTGGCAATGTGTGGTTGAGTCCTGGTGCTGGCCCAGCCAGCACCAACAAAGGCATATATTGGGTAGGGTCCAGTGGTGGTATCTATAGACCCAGTGGCTCTGACAGCAATACAACTTTCCAAATGAACAATATGACCGTGACTGGCATTGGTGAAGGTGGCAATATTTTAGTTGGTAATGTGCAAGCAGGTCAAACTGTGTCAGGTACCACAGTGAGTGCCACAGGCAATGTGTTGGCAGGCGGCAGAGTCAGTGCCACTGGCAATATCACCGGCGGCAATGTCACAGGACCCAGCAGCACAGTGGCTTTTGGCATTGTAAATTACAAAGATTATTTTTACAACATTGGCAGCGTTTCAGGAACAGTCACTATAGATCCAGCAAATGGATCCATACAACAAGTCACACTTACTGGCAATATCACTGTGAATCAATTCTACACGCCACAAGTGGGACAAAGTGTTGTGATCAAGTTTATTCAAGATGGCACAGGTAATCGACAACTTTCAAGCACAATGAAGTGGGCCGGAGGCAACAAAACACTCAGCACTGCGGCCAATGCTGTGGACATAGCCAGTATTTTCTATGATGGAACCACATACTGGGCAAGTTTAACCCTGGCCTACGCATAACATGTTTGCAGCACGATTTGCATTTCAATCACCACAGGCCGCAACTGGTACCAACGCTCGCCGTGTGGGCACTGCCGACACCAATGCCAGTTTGACCTGGACAGCAGACAGCAGTGCCACTACTTCAACCACACAATTTAAATTTGGTACAGCCAGCGAACGCCTGCCAAATGTCGATTCAGACATCAACAGTGCCAGTACCACAATTGGAGGTATGGGCACTACAGATTTTACCATTGAATTTTTTGTCTATATAGATACCTTGGCCAATTACAGTGGTAGTATCAGCAATGATGTATACAGTCACGATACTCCCACTGGATTAGGCATCAGATTGGCACAAAGTTATAACTCTGACAGTTTGAGTACTGGGTCCAATGCCAGGTATCTAAATGTTTTTTCTCGTAATACGGCTGACTTGGATTATTGGACATTGCCATCTACCTGGCCTGTTGGTCAATGGAACTTTGTGGCAATTCAACGCAAATCTGGATCATTTGCGGCCTGGGTCAATGGCACGGTGTTGCCCAAAAGCAATGCATCCAGCAATTATGCTTTTGACACCACCAGTGCTGTATTGCGTGTGGGCACAGCAGATGGCGGCAATGGTTTAGGCAATGCCACTGGTGGAACTTATGCTTACATAGATGAGTTTTGTATTTCAAATACCTATCGCTATGACAATCCCAATGTTGACATTCCTGTGCCCACAGCAGCGTTTACAGTGGACAGTTATACCGTGCAGTTGTTGCACATGGATGGATCAAATGGTGGCACAACCTTTACCAATGCCACAAGTTGAGGAAAGATTATGTATTATAGATTGAGTTGTATCACAGCAGACGGAACCATACGCGGTTATCAATGGCGTGAGATTGATCTCACAATGTTTGTGAACATTGCCACAGGTCAACGACCCATGGGCGACGCGGATGCACAATTACGCAATGACCCTGCCAGAGATAACAGATTTGACGGTTCAACCATATGGTATGGACACATATGGGCAGATGGTCAAGGTTGGATCACAGATGTTGATCAAGCCACAGCAGAACAACTATACAACACAGTAGGTCGCGACCTACCAGGAGCATAACAGTGGCACAAATCAAAAGCGTACTAACAGAAGTAAAGACTCCATTTACCAACATGAGTTATACTCCTGACATTCCCAGCACCAATTTAGGTCCACAGGAATACAATTCTGGCTACAATATTGAAACTGACATTCGTGGCATTCGTAGTGTGCTGGGTGATGAAGAAATCCTGTTTGATATTCCCAATGACGAAACGCCAATCTTTGTCACTGGCGGCTATAGAGCCAACAATGTGTGGTGGTTCATAGTGGCCACCAGTGCTGGCAATTGGTATGGCATCAATGATGCAGGTACAACCAACCTCACACCAGGTGGCACTGCCATCCCTGGATACAATGATAATACCAACATCACAGAAGCCTGGAATGGCACCACATTGTTTATCAATGCTGTGGATCTTACCAACACCAGTACGCTACCTCCGCCCATGTATCTCACAGCCTCGGCCACAGACTTTGTGGAGTATAGCAACAATCCTGGCGGTCCAGGCTATATCTGGAACTACAATCCTGCCTGGTCAGCACTCACAGCAGGATTCATGCGATTGTACAACACACCCAATGTGGGATCAATTCTAATTGCTGGCAATTTATCAGCCACAGATGCCGTTTCAAGCATTGTGGAAAATTACCCTACCACAGTGCGTTGGAGTCAGGCATTTGGACTCAACGACGGGCCCACAACCTGGGCACCCACCACAGTGAATGTGGCCAACGAAGTTGAAGTGCCTGTGCGTGGTCCTGTGATAGATGGATTCCCCAGCAACGGCAACTTTTTTGTCAGCAGTTATTGGGACACTGTGGTGTTCTCACCAATCAGTTATCAAGGCACCAACAATCCTGTGCTGGGCATTAGATTGTACGGTCAAGGCCGTGGCCTGCTCAATGCCAACTGTTGGGCCGCAGCAGACAATGCTGTGTATGGATTAGATGCCAGAGACATCTGGGTGTTTGATGGCAGCAACTTCAAAGGCCTGGGCAATCAGCGTGTGAAAAACTGGTTGTTTGACAACCTCAATCCCACATACTCAAACCGTGTGTATATTGTGAACAACACCCAGAAGAATCAAATAGAAATTTATTTTCCTGATGCTGACAGCACAGGTTGGTGCAACAAGATGTTGAGTTATAGATATGACCTGAATGTGTTCAATGCACCCAGAGATATCAGCGATGGCAGTCATGCCTGCGAAGCACCTGTGTATGAACAATTTCCCAACTCAAGTCTTGGCTTTAATCCTGCCAGTCGCACAGTGGTGTACAGTCGTGGCAATTCAGGATCAAAACTGGTGCAAAAAGATCGTGGACACGAGTTTATATCTGGCGATAGTACTCTAATACCCATCGACAGTGAATTCCGTAGAGACAACATTCACCTCCTGCCCAACTACAGCGAACAACTGCTGGTGCATCGTATCTTGCCAGAAGTCAACAGTTTAGATGGCAAAGGCCTGCCCATTGAAACACCACCCAATGCCACCATTACCATAGAGGTTGGTGGTTCTGACTCAGTGGGACAAACACCCACATTCAAACCGCCTGTGACCATAGATGTTGACACAGGCAATCCTTGGACACAGATCAATCAGAATGTGTTTAGACTGAATTCAATCAAAATCACCAACACCAGCAGTGAAGTCACCTGGATCTGTCCAGGCATCACCTGGCAATTCACACCCACACAGGACAGCAGATAATGACAACATTTGCAATCAGCAGCGACGACCAGTTATTGAATTCAGTCAACTACCTGCTGAGCAATCTTGGCCAGTCAGGCAATGTGTCAGGCAACATTACTATTCCCACAGGCACCTTGATTGGCAATACCACCACAGGCGTTGTGACACCTTTCAACACAGGTGGCAACGCCTACAGTTATCTGTATCAGTACATAAACCTGCGTTATGCCAACACCGCCACAGGCAGTAGTGGTTTTTCAAGTTTGCCCGCCAACTCACAGTATTTTGGTGTGTACAATTCAGTCACCAGCGTGGCCAGTCTAAATCCCACTGACTACTCATGGTTTCAGGTCAGTGGTGGATTTGGTGCAACCAAAACCATTTATTATAGTTCTATAGGTGGTCGTCAAGTGTTGTTTGCGGCTGCGTCAAGCCCGCCCAGTTCAAACTATGTGGTCAGTGTGGCCAATGTGGCCATTGACCTGGATGTTGTGACTACAGCAGCAGGCACACCTGGTGAGCGTGGTCCTATACCAATGGCCTATGTTATAACCACAGCAGATCCTACCTCAGCCAGTTCTCTGGTGTTGACAGGCTGGTTTAGTAGCAGTCGCACTGCACTGACGCCTCCCATAGGCACAGGATTGACTCCTGTGGCAGGCGATACTGCATATTTTACCTATCCTGTCACAGGTGTGAGTGAAACATACACATTCAATGGCAGTTCCTGGAACACCGCAGTGGGACAAGTGGTATCTGGTGAAACTCTTGTGGCCAACTCAACACCTGGCAATGCCATTACCACCAGCACCATCACAGGCAATCTCCTGGTGCCAGGAACCATCACAGGCAATCTTGTGGCAGTCAGCACACTTACAGGTAATCTAATTGCTGGCAACACCATAACTGGCAACCTGATTGTAGCCAGCACAATTACAGGTAATTTGATTGCTGGCAACACCATAACTGCCAACAACATTCAAACTGCCACCATCACAGCCACACAGATTGCTGCCAACACCATCACTGGTAATCTTATTGCTGCCAACACCATCACTGGTAATCTTATTGCTGCCAACACCATCACTGGTAATCTTATTGCTGCCAACACCATCACAGCCAACAATATCAGCACTGATTATTTGTATACTGGCAACATTGTAAGTTTTGGTGCAAACATAGGCAATAACTCCAGTTCAGGTTTTTGGTTGCAGAACAACACTGGCAACGCCAGATTTGGCGGCAATATCAGCATAGGCAACAGTGCCAACATTGGCAGCAATTTGATTGTTGGCAACAATGCTGTGATTGGCAGCAATGTGCAAATTGGTGGCAACTTGTCAGTAGTAGGCCTTATTACAAGTGGAGCACTCAACAGCAACACTGTGGACTCTGCTCAACTGGTAGTCAATGCTGTGAATGAAAGCAAAATAGCAGACAACGCAATTAGCAGCAACAAAATTCTTGCTGATGCTGTGACCACAACAAAGATTGCCAGTCAAGCAGTAAGCAATGCCAAAATTGCCCTGGCCACTATCACAGGCGATCTTGTGCAATCACAAACGCTGACTGGTAATCTTATTGCACTGAATACCATCACAGGCAACCTGGTGGCCACAGGCACTATCACAGCCACCAACATTGCTGCCAACACCATAACTGCCACACAAATTGCTACCAGCACTATCACAGCAGGTCAGATTGCTGCCAACACCATAACTGCCACACAAATTGCCACAGGCACTATCACAGCCAGTCAGATTGCTGCCAACACCATAACTGCCACACAAATCAGCACAGCATATTTGTACACTGGCAATATCATTAGCACCAATGGCCAAATTGGTAATACATCAAGTCCTGGCTATTGGTTGCAATACAACACAGGTGATGCCAGATTTGGTGGCAATGTCAGCATTGGTGCCAACTTAAATGTGAGTGGTCTAATCACCACAGGAAGTTTGAACAGCAACAGTGTGATCACAACCACTATGGTGCCGTCGGCTGTGAGCCTTGGCGATGGTATCAACAGCACAACTATTGCCACAACTTCAAGTGCCACAGCCAATACAGTATATCTTGACACAGCAAAAGTCACAACAACCACAGTATTTGCCAATCAGCCTGTGTATTTCTATGGATTTGTAAATCCACAGTGGACCTACACAGTGACAGGTACAATTACTGATCTGTATTATCTCACAAGTTTGTATAGACAAAACCCAGACAGTTCATACACTCTGGTTGGTACTTACAACCAAAACGAAGGAGGAACTATCACTGCTGGTTCATACACACGACCCCTTGTATTTCCCTACATTGGTTATTTGGATCTTCCACCCAATGTGGGTGTGAACGGATATGTGTTTGGTGTAGGTTGGTATAAGACAGGTGCTGGCACAGTCACAATGACCACTATTCAGGTTCTGGAAAGAAACTTGGTAGCACAAGGATTGAAACGATGATATACACCACCTACGACCCAGCCACTGGCAAAATACAAGGCACTGTGACTTCCAGCGAACCAGGACTGCCTGAATCAACAAGCACAGTGGGTGTGATTGAAGGTTCCTATGATGCTCGCACAAATAGAGTGGTCAATGGACAAGTTGAACCCTTGCCAGGCAATCCCAGCAATCCCAGTCTTTATTACGAATTTGATTATATCGCAGGTGTTTGGAAGTTAAACACAGAGTTATCGCAGATACTGTCAAGAATTACCAGAAACAAAATGCTGGAAGACATTGATCGTATCAATCCCATATGGTATGCCAGTCTCAACACTGACCAGCAACAACAATTGATTGAATACCGTCAGGCCCTGTTGGCAGTTCCTCAACAGAGTGGCTTTCCAGAAACTGTGACTTGGCCTGTCAAACCCACCTGGTTATCTTGATCCAGTTAAATATACGACTATGAAAAAATCACGCCAACTACGCACTCCCAATTTTGCCAGCAAGACATTTGGTGCCAATAATCGCACACAAAATTTGATGGCCAATCCACAAACACGCGAGGCCTCAACCCAGCAAATTGTTCAGATGATTACAGAATCTGGTGTGCCTGCCTGGGCCTATGCCGAAGTAGGACGCCAAGCAGAAATGGCACTGATGGACAAAAGCAAGTATCCCATGTTTGTGAAGTTCATGGTCCAACGCGGCCTGGACACAGAAGAAAATCTCAAGAAACCCGATCCACAAATGTTGGCCATGTTGGCCACTATTGGCAAAGTGGCAGAAACCATGCCCGACAGTGCCATGCCCACACAACCACAAGCACAAGGATAACACTATGTCAATGATGGCCTTAGCACAACAATTACAATCACAAGGTCGTGGCGGCGATACTATCCTTGCACACATCAATCCAGAAGAAGCAGCCATGCTGGAAGCAGCCGGAGGAGCAGGCACACTCAACCCCGAAACTGGATTACCAGAATACGGCTGGTTGGATGACTTGTGGAACGGCGTCAAAAAGTTTTGGACCAGCACTGTGCAGCCCCTGGTTCGCAAACTGGCTCCTGTTATTATTCCTGCTGTGGCCATATTCTTTCCTGCTGCTATTCCGGCCATTGGTGCCTGGTTTGGTGCTGCAGGCACTGCTGCCACTGTGGTGGGAACGGCTGCGTTGAGTGCTGGTGTGACCCTGGCTTCTGGCGGCACACTTGAACAAGCCATCAAAGGTGCTGCATTAGGTGCTGCTGCCAGTTATATCACACCTATCTTGGGTGCCAAAGCCAACACTTTGTTGGGTGCTCAACTAAGCCCTGCTGTGCAAAGTTATTTGGGCACAGCCCTGGTGTCAGGTGGTATTGCTGCTGCTCGTGGTGGCAGTGTGCGAGATGTACTCAAATCTGCTGCCACTGGTGCTGCCACAGCATACCTGGGCAGTCTGGCCAAGAATTACTATCAGTCAATCAATGACAAAATGGCCGCTGGCAAACTCAATATCACGCAAAAAAATGCTGATGGTGGCCTGGTAGTGGCCGCTGACGCAGAAACTTACAAAAAGGCTGGCCTCAGCCAAGCACAAATTGAAACAGCCTTGAAACAACAGGGTGTCAGCAATGAACACGCTAAATTGGCTGCTGAAAGCATTGTTCGCAACAATTCAGCAGAACAAACTGCCAACATCCTGGCAGAATTTACCAGCAAAAATGGTGCGTCTGTTATGAGCAGTCAACTGGGCAAAGATGCTGTGGCTGAAAGTGTGACTTTGGGTTCCAACCAAGACATTTTGTTGCGGGCCGAAGACAGTAAATTGTTGGCCCAAGACGCCGTGGCATTGAAAAATCAAGGCCTTACAGAAAAAAATATACAACTACACCTGGAAGCCACAGGTGCCAGCAGACAATTTGCTATTGATGCAGCAGCAGGTGCTGTGCGTGGTCAGTCAGCAGATGCAATTTCCAACACCCTATTGACCAAGGCCAATTATGCTGCTGGTGCCAAAGACGCCAGATACAGTCAAGGTCAAGTTTACGACAACACAGACTATGTGGTGCCAAGAGAAGTTGGTCAGGTCATGAATGAGCAACAACAAGCCCTGGCTGACTCAATACCTTATCGTGACATGGTCAAAGCAGGCACCATCACAGTAGACCAGGCTGCTACCTATGCTGATGCAGGATACCAACCTGCTGATGTCACCAAGTTGATGAGTGTGGGCTACAATGCCACAGACCTGCAGGACTTGGCTGCTGTGGGTGTAAACGCAAGAGATCTTGTGACACTCAGCAATACCAAATTTGCTGAAGGTCAAATCAACGACCTAATGTCAGGTGGAGCCACAGTCACAGACATTGCCACCACCAGCAGAGTGATAGATTCAGGCAAAATTGATGTTGGCACTGCCAGCCAGTTGCTCAGTAGAGACATCAGCGGAAATGCTATATCGCAATTGGCAGCCAAAGGTCAAGCACAAGCAGCAGTCAACAGCACATTGTCAGGCAGCACCATAGACCGCTTGGCTTCTGGCGGATTTGACATCAATCGGGCTGATGCACTGCAAAAGTCAGGCACCAATGTTGATCAACTGATCAAAGAAAATCGATGGAATGAATACAACCAGTTGGCAGCAGCCAAAACACCTGGCACCACTACCACAGCAGGACCTGCTGCACCTGCAGATCCCACAGCAGGCCTGGTAAGTTCTGGCACAATAACTGCACAACAAGTCAGTGATCTCACTGCCAATGGCTACAGCAAGGCAGATATCAGCAATCTGATTAGCAAAGGATACACAGCACCAGACCTATTTGATCTGGCTGCTGCAGGTGTTCCTCCCAACACCCTGGTCAGCCTGGCCAACACACAGTTCCCAGAAAGTCAGATCAATGATTTGATGTCAGCAGGTGCTTCAGCCAATGACATTGCTGCTGCCAGCAACATTGTAAATTCAGGTCGAATAAGCCTGGATTCAGCCACAAAGTTATTGAGCAAAGATCTAACTGGCACGCAGATCAACAGCCTGGTTTACAATCAACCCAAAAACATTGATGCCATAGCCAACAGCACATTAAACAACACCACTGTAAGCCGTTTATTAGATGGTGGATTTGATCTTGGACAAGCAGTAGAACTGGTCAATACCGGCACAGATGTCAATCGTCTCATTGCCAACAACAATTTTTCAGAATATCGTGCATTGACTTCTGCACCACCAGGCACTGTGCCTGTGCGAGATGCTGCTGGCAACATCAGTTATTTTGAAGCCGCAACTGGCAATACCCTGGATGCGTCTGGCAAGATTATAACTCTTGCCCGAGCACCAGAAGTTGGTGGTGGCACACAGACTGCAGGTGATGTTGCGGTAGAAGTTGCTGGAAGACCAGGCAAAGTTGGTCAAGAGTCAGCAGTGCGTGGACCACTCACACCTGGCAATGTGCTGGCGTCTGACGCTGACATTGATAGTGGTCGTGCCACATTCAATGATGCAGCCAATGCCTGGGAAACTCCTGTACGAACACCAGAATCAGAATACACCTACACAACACCCGCTGGTGAAGTGGTGGGACCACCTGCACCACCCAACGAATACACCTACACAACACCTCCTGGTGAATTTGTGGGTCCAATACAACCACCCACTACCGCTCCTGTCACACCGCCCACACCATTGACTCCAACTCCGTTGCCACCAGCAGCACCACCTCCAGTGTCTGCTATTCCTCCTTGGATGCCTGAAGGCAGTGCAGTATACGGTGAACAAAATGGCCGACCAATATTTGTCACACCTGACGGTTCATTATACACTGGCACAGGAGATTCGTTGGGCAATGTGACACCTCCTGGTCAAACCATGGGTCCTCCAGCACCTGTGGCACCACCTGTTGTGGCACCTCCAGTGACACCTGGGCCAGAATACACATACACAACACCCCCAGGTGAAGTAATGGGTCCACCTGCTCCACCTGTTGTGGCACCTCCAGTGACACCACCTTCGGTCACAGTGCCTGGTCAAACAGATGACGGCACCATTGTGGTCACAGCACCAAGAGAACCAGAACTGCCATTGAGCCCTTTGGTTCCAGGCGACAGCACACCAAGACCACCAGTGGTCAATGTGGATCTCACCCAACCACCACCACTATCACCCCTGGTTCCTGGCGACAGCACGCCAAGACCACCTGTGGCTGAAGTAGATATTACACAGCCTCCAACACCTGCACCTGTGGAAGTGATCACACCGCCCACACCGTATGTGCCTGTGCCTACACCACCTGTGCCTGAAGATCCACCAAAATGGTCAGGTTGGGGTCCAGTTGATCCGCTGAAGTTTGGTGATGTTGGACAAGTAAACAATCCTGGCTTGAATCCTGGATGGGTACAGCCTACACCATTCTACAACACCACAAGTCCGGTGCAGAGTCAATATTACTGGGGACAACATCCTTATCAGCCAGGCCCCCGATTTGATCAGGCTCTATACAACAATGTGCCAGCAGCACCTGCAGTACCATTTGGTTTGCAGCAAATGTACACACCCACTGACCTCAACGCATACTTGAGTCAGTTCACACCTGGCCCTGTGGTGCCAAGATAACACTACAAAAAGGCGAGAAAACATGAACACACTAAATATTAAATCAGCAGGAGAAGCACAATGAGTTTTGGAAAATCAGGCGGCACAAGTGTCACCACACCAGAGTTGACACCCGAACAGCGTCAACAAATCATAGCACAGAACGAGTTCTTTACAGGAACCATTGCTCCTACCTACACAGGTGCTGTCAAAGGTGCCACAGAACTGTACAACACAGGTGCTCCAGGTGTGACAAACGCAGCACAAAATCTGGCAGGTACATCATACCAAGCACAAAATGTGCTGGGACAAACTGGTGAATCAGCATTGCGTACAGGCGTCACAGGCTTGCAAAGTCTGTTTGACCCCAACTATGAGCGTCAACAACTGGACGCCGCCTTGATGCCTGCTCAACAACAATACATGCAAAACATAGCCAATCAACAGGCAGCGTTTGGTGGTGCAGGCAACCTGGGATCAGCCCGCAGTGCCATTGCACAACAGGCCATTGCTGGACAAACACAGGCACAACAACAAGCAGCCGCAGCCGGCGTGTTGCGAGACATTGCCACACAACGAGCCGGAGTTGGCTCTACCCTGGCACAACTGGGTCAAGGCGGCATTGGTCAAGCCATTGGTGCTGCTGGTCAAGGCGTCACAGCCTCCATGGTGCCACAAGACCTGTACAACAAATACGCTTCAGTGATCTTTGGAACACCCAGCAGCAGTTATGGACTGGGCCCAACTGGCACTAGCACAACTGAAAGCAAAATGGGCTTTGGCATCAACTTCAAATAATGGATAACACATAATGGCTTACACAACAAATTACATGCCCAACACCAATCAAGGTTATGATTACGGTGTTGGCGTAGTGGATCAACAACAGCGTGATGAAGAAGAACGCCGTAGATTAGCAGCCTTGGCTGCTGCTGCCGCTGGTGCTCCCGTAAGTCCAGATGCTGTACAAGTGGCTGCTGCCAGCACTGGCACTGCTACAGATGCAGGCAACTTGCAAATGGTTGGTGGCAAACTTAAAGTCACTCCCAATGCTGTGCCCACAGCACCTGCTGCACCAGAACCACAAGCAGTTGCACCACAAACATCCATGCAGGCTCCCCCAGCCACCAATGCTGAATCCTTACGGGCTGCTCAAATGGCAGCCGCAGGTCAAATGCCATCAGCCCCTGTGAATCCACAACCGTCACAACCACAACCACAACAGGCATTCATGCCCGAAATGGCAGAGTTTGAACAGATGGAGCAACAAACACAGGATCCTGCACAAACACAGGCCATGGACCAGTTCCTGGCAGCACAGAATGATCCATTTCGACTGATGGAGTTGGCCAAAGATCCCAGCCAACCAGAAACACTTCGCCGACTGTCTTCAGAGCAAGCATACCGCCAGTTGACCAATCAGCGTGAACAAGAAAAAGCCCAAGAAAAAATAAAACGCGACACTGCCAAGGGAGACTTTCTCAGTGTTGCAGACAGCATTCGTGGTGGACGCAAAGGCAGCGAACAAGGCAGTTGGGCACGATACATCATGCTCAAAGCCCTGGACAATGACGCAGCCAAGGTAGAAGGCAGCAAACTGGGCTTGTTTGACACTTGGACTAGAGCCACCGTGACTGATCCCACAACTGGTCAACAACGCAGTGTGCAAGTATTACAAAGTGGCACAGGCAAGATCTTGCGTGGCACTGACTTGCAAGGCAATGACCTTTCACCTGAAGAACTCAACACTGCTGCTGTGGCCACTAACATTGGCAAGAATGTGACTACCACAGCAGAAACTTATATTGATGCACAAGGCCAACGCTACAGTCGTCAATCTGACGAACGGGGCAACATTAGATTGGTCAATATTCAAACTGGCAGACCATTTGTTGGCAATCAAAGCCAGTTGCGTGTTGAACGACAAGTCAATGCCATGGATCGTGCGGTCAGTCAAGTCACGCTGGATTTGGCCAAAAAGTTTGGCACCAATGTGTTGGAA